CGTCCGATACGTGGAGCAACGATGCCGACACGCCGCTGATCGACGACCAGTTGCTGACGCTCGGCACGATATGGCGATGGAAGCAGGCCAAGGGGCTCGACTACGCCGAGGACTTCGCCAAGTACGAACGGCGAGCCGCTGACCTGATGTGCCGCGACGCCAGCAAACCGACGTTGCGCATGGATGGCTGCGCCGACGACGTGCGGCCGTTCGTGGTTGTTCCTGCCGGACCATGGGGGATTCCGTAGATGCGTTCCCCACAGCAACGCATCCGCCGCAATCAGGTCAGCCGCACGCTGACTGTCCCGGCCCCGGTAGACGGCATAAACGCCCGCGACGCGCTGGCCGAGATGAAGCCCACCGATGCTATCCGGCTGGACAACCTCTACTGTACGCCCAACGACGTTTTCTTGCGGAACGGCTATTCGAAGTACGCAACCGGGATGTCCGGGATGATCAACACGCTGGCGTCGTATTCCCCGCCGACCGGCACGCCGCGCCTGTTCGCGGCGGTCGGCGCCAACATCTACGACGCCTCGGCGGGCGGCGTGGTCGGGGCGGCGGTCGTCTCCGGCAGGACGTCGGACAAGTGGCAGCACACGAACTTCGGCACGGCCGGTGGGAACTTTTTGATCCTGGTCAACGGCGCGGACAAGCTGCAGGGGTACAGCGGCTCCGCATGGTGGCGCGATGGCGACGGGACGCACGACATTACCGGAGTCGACAGCGCAAAGCTGATTCATGTCTGCGCGCACAAGTCCCGCCTGTGGTTCGTCGAGAAGGACTCGCTGAGCGTCTGGTATCTCTCCGCCCTCTCGATCGGTGGCGCCGCGACCGAGATTGATTTCTCCGGACTCTTCGGACTCGGCGGGTATCTCGTCGCCATGGGATCGTGGTCGCTCGACTCGGGGACCGGGATAGACGACTACGCCGCATTCATTACGAGCGAAGGACAGGTCGCCATCTATTCGGGGTCGGACCCGGCGTCCACGTCGACGTGGTCGCTCGTCGGCGTCTTCGATCTTGCCGCGCCGATCGGCCGGCGTTGCGTGATGAAGCTTGGCGGCGATTTGGCCATCATCTGCCGGGACGGCTTGGCTCCCCTGTCGAAAACGCTTTTGACCCTGGTCAGTGGGACCGACAAGCTGACCGACAAGGTGCGATCTCTGGTGCAGGGCTACACCACCGACTACGGCTCGCTGTTCGGGTGGGAAACGCAGCTCTTCCCGGCGCAGAACATGCTGCTGCTCAACATACCGACCAGCCCCACTCAGAGCGTGCAGCTCGTGCAGAACCTTCTGCATGGAGCGTGGTCGCGCTTTGTCGGGTGGGATGCCGCGTGTTTCGAACTGCATCAGGGGAGTCTCTATTTCGGCGGCTCCGGGTATGTCGGCAAGGCGTGGCATACGCAGTCGGACAACGGATCGAACATCAATTTCGAGGCGCAACAGGCATTTTCCCGTTTCGCTCCCGGCGCTCAGCAGTGCAAAGTACAGATGGTCCGGGCGCTCATCTCGACAGACGGAAGCCCTGTCCTGTCCATCGGCGTCAACGCCAACTATGACACATCCTCGCCGACCAGCATTCCGTCTTTTACTCCAGCGTCCGCCGGAGTGTGGGACACCGCGAAATGGGACGAGGCGACGTGGGGCAGCGACCCGGCGATCAAAACTGACTGGCAAACCTGTTTTGCCATCGGACACAGCCTGGCCGCGCACATCCTCGGCGCGTGCAGTGGAATCCGGGTCCGATGGGCCGCGACGGATTACCTAGTCGAACAGGGAGGGGTCGTCTGATGCCGCTGTCTTTCGACAAGATGATTCTCGGGCCGTGGGTCGCCGAGCAGTGCAACATGGTATGGACGCCCGAGAACTCGTCCTGCATCGGAATGATCAGCGAGGACGGAACGCCAACGGCGGCCGCGTGGTTTCAGGACTACTCCGGGGTTTCTGTCTTTGCCCACTTCGCCGCCTCGGGCACGCTGTCGCCGCGGTTCGTCGCGACCATTTTCGACTACCCGTTCCGCCAGCTCGGCGTTCAGCAGATCGTCTGCCCGGTCGTCGAGGACAACACGAAGAGCCTGGGGCTCGTGCGCCATTTCGGATTTCGCCCCGTCGGCAGGATTCCGGCCTGGGCGAGTGGTGGGGACTTGATTTTCTGCGCTTTGCAGCGCGCGGATTGCAAATACTGGAAGGGCAAATATGGGAAAAAGCTCGGGATCGCCGCCTGAACCGGACTATCGCGGGGCCGCTGAAGCGACGGCCGCCGGAAACCTCGAAGCCGCGCGGGCCGCTGCCGCGGCGAACCGGGTAAATCAGGTCACGCCATACGGCAGCCTGACGTATAGCAACTCGGGCCGCCATCTGGACCAGGCCGCCTACGATGCTGCGATGGCGAACTGGCGGGCGAGTCAGGCCGCCGCGGCGGCTCCTGCCCCGGACCCGGCGGCGGCCTTCAAGCGCGCCTATGGAGACACCGAGGGGTTCTCCTCAGCGGTTCCAATTTACGGGTCGTCATCGAAATCGGGCGCGCCGCCCGCTATTCCGCAGCCGCGCATAGAAGACTTCTATATCGGCTCCGCGGACGATGGCTGGACGGCCATACAGAGCCTCGCTCCGGCACAACAGGCGCTGCTCGACCAGCAAAACCGTACCAGCCTCGATCTCGCTGGGCTGGCTGACGAAGGGCTCGGGTATGTGCGCGAGGCGTTGCACAACAACATCACGCTGCGCGACCTGCCGCGCAGCATGGTCAATCCTGGGCAGACCGGACAGGATGCGCTCATGTCGCGCTTCCAGCCGATGATCGACCAGTCGCACGCCGCCCTGCAGACGCAGCTCGCCAACCAGGGAATCATGCAGGGGTCGGAGGCTTACAGAAACGCCTGGCGGCAGCAGAACGAAAGCGAGAACGACATGCGCATGCAGGCGGCGCTGAAGGGCATAGATGTCGGGCAAAGCGCGCAGAACCATCAACTCGGCTTGCTCGGCGCGCTGCAGAACCAGCCAATCAACATCCTGAATGCCATTCGCTCCGGTTCGCAGGTCACGAACCCGTCGTTCACCAACGTTCCGCAGCAGGCGACGACTTCCGGACCGGACTACCTGGGCGCGGCGCAGGGGCAGAATCAGTACAACATGGGGCTGTACAACTCGAACGTGGCGAGCAATAACGCCACAACGACCGCCGGGGTAAGCGCCGCGGCCACCGTCGCCGCGGCAGCGATAATGTGATGCTTACCACGGCTATCGCATTCTCCGGAGGAAAGGACTCGTTAGCTTGTGTGATGATCAATCATCATCGCCTAAAAGATGTTGTAGTCCTATGGGTGAACACCGGGAAAAACCATCCGGAGGTTATCGACACGATAAACAAAGTAAAGTGCTTGTGCCCGAACTTCACGGAAATTATCTCTGATCGGGAAGGGCAGAACGCGTACTGGGGATTGCCTTCCGATATTGTCCCAACCGATTGGACGCGCGAAGGGCGCGACATTTGCGGTCCGAAACCAGTCATGATCCAGCCGTATCTGCGCTGCTGCATCGAGAATATAGGCATGGCAATGCTCAGATACTGTGTGCAAAACGGAATCAAGGAACTCATCACTGGACAGCGCAACGCGGACAAAAGAAAGTCGCCGACGCGCGACGGGGACGTCGTACAAGGCGTCACCTATCGCCAGCCGATCGCCGACTGGACCGATGACGACGTTTTGTCGTACGTCGGGAGGTTCATGAACCCTTTGCCAGAACATCTTGGCTTGAAGCACTCGTCCATGGACTGCTACGACTGCACGGCCTACAGAGCGGACTCCGCCGACAGGATTGCGCTGATGCGAGACCGGCATCCGGCGCTGTATGCAGAATACGAAGTAAGAAAAACTGCCCTCGATAGGGCGATCCATGAAGCCATGGGGGAAGTCTGATGCCACAAGGAAACCCTTTCACGTCCGCGGTTGCGCCGGCCACGATGGCCGGGATTGCCCCCGACCTAGCTTCGGAGCAGGCACAGGTCATGCGCCAGCAACAACTTGCCGACCTTCTTCGCCGGCAGGGCATGGAGCCGATGGGGCCGACCGAAATGGTCGGCGGATGGGCCGTGAAAAAAAGCCCTCTGGAAGCCGTCGCCAAGCTCGCACAGGCCCTTGGCGGTTCGTACCTGTCCAGCCGGGCCGACGAACGGCAAATCGCCCTTTCGCAGGCATTGCAACAACGGCAGGCCGCCGCGATCGACTCCATGCTCGGCAGTTCGGGCGATGGGAACGCTGCCGCTCGCATGGTCCAGAAGTGGGGGGACGAGAACGGCGACAGCGGGCCTCCCGACCCGGGGCTCGTTCAGCAGGTCCAGCAGGCCATGCCGCAGACTCCGCCGGAAGTGGCCAGGCTGCGCAACGCTGCCAAGGCGGCAATGGTGATGGGGAATACCGATTTGGCAAACAAGCTCATCGGAAACCTGCTCGAGTTGACGACGGACCAGAAAAACTGGGCGGCGCAAGGCCAGGACCCGCGCCAGGTGGGCCTTGAGCAGCAGGCCGAGCGTCGAGGGAAGGCTATGTACAAGATGGACCCTGGGACGACGACCATAGACATGCTCACAGGACGCCGAGAGTTCCAGCCGAAGGTAGGCGAGGGGATCATGCTCAACAACGGCGTGGCCTCGGCGGTTCCCGGATATTCCGACGCGGCGGCCAACATCGCCGGCACACAGGCCGGTTCAGTGTCGGCCGCGCAGTCGCGATACAAGCCGATAGTCGTGCCGACGGCTGACGGCCAGAAGATGATGACGGAAGCGCAGGTCGTCGAACAATCCGCGGGCGGCGCGCCTCTCATCGATGCGGTAATCAAGGCCGAAAGCAACGGCAACCAGAACGCCGTTTCTCCCAAAGGGGCAATCGGCCTCGGGCAGATCATGCCTAAAACGGCGGCCGGTCTCGGCGGCGACCCGAAAAACCCGTTGCATAACGTCGCGATGGCGCAGACGCTTCTCGACCGGCTGCAAACCAAGTACGGCAACGACCAGCATGCCCTGGCGGCGTACAACTGGGGCGAGGGC